TAACATTTGTATTTGATGTTCCTCATCATAAGAGCAACCCATGATTCAAGTCATATTACCTTTCGTAACAGCAATCGGATTATCTTTAATAGCCGCTTATTATTCAGTAATTGGTCTTGCACAAATATTTCCAGGTTCTTATTGGCCAATTATTTTAATGGGTTCGGTATTAGAAGCATCTAAATTAGTAACAATTTCCTGGCTTTATAACAATTGGAATGTTACTGTGCGAATAATGCGTTACTATTTCTTAGTGGCAATTACCTTACTAATGATGATTACTTCAATGGGTATTTTTGGTTACCTTTCAAAAGCACACCTTGATTCTAATATTGTTATTGGTGCAAATAGTGTTCAAATTAAAACTTTAGAACAACAAGAGAAGATTGCAAAAGAAAGGTTGAATTACCTTTTACAGAGAGCAGGAGACCCAGCAACTGCTAGTAGAAAAATAGACAATCAAATCCAAGAAACTCAATCAGAGTTGAAACGGATTGCAAACGAAAAACTACCATTACTTACTGAAGAAAACAAACTAGCGGCAGAGATTGGTCCTATCAAGTATATTGCCGAGGCTCTCTATGATAAAGATGACCCGGACTTTATAGATAAAGCAGTAAGAGCAGTTATTATGATTATCATTGTGGTCTTTGACCCGTTGGCAGTCTTATTACTCATAGCTGCAAATCAAACATACCGAAAACTTAAAGAAGAATCTACAATACAAATACCCACAATAAAGGTTAAGGCAAAGAAGAAAAAAGTGCTTGACACTAAGCCTGTTGTTAGTGTAGAATCCTTTATAGATGACAATAATGAAATAATTCCCAAATCAAAAATTACCAAAATGGACGGAGGTACCTTTTAATATGAGCTTGCTTGATAAACTGAAAAAGAATTCAACGATTAAAGATAGTTCGATTCTTGCTAAATCTAAATTCTTTAACGACAAAGATATGATTCCTACCGAAGTGCCAATGATTAATGTGGCATTATCAGGTAAACTAGATGGTGGTATTGTACCAGGTCTTACGATGTGGGCAGGACCATCTAAACACTTTAAAACTGCTTTCTCTTTATTGATGGCAAAGGCTTACATGGACAAATATCCAGATGCAGCCTTGTTGTTCTATGATTCAGAGTTTGGAACACCAATCAAATACTTTGAAACATTCCAAATTGATATGGAAAGAGTTATGCATACACCTTTGACTGACATTGAACAGTTGAAGTTTGATATTATGCAACAGTTACAAGAAGTGAATCGTGGTGATAAGTTAATTATTATCCTTGATTCGATTGGTAATTTGGCATCTAAGAAAGAAGTTGAAGATGCTTTAGAAGGCAAATCAGTTGCTGATATGTCTCGTGCTAAACAAGTTAAGAGTTTGTTCCGTATGGTCACACCACACTTAAATCTAAAAGATATTCCAATGGTCGTAGTGAATCATACTTACAAAGAGATTGGTATGTTCCCTAAAGATATCGTTGGTGGTGGCACAGGTTCTTATTACTCTGCTGACAACATTTATATCCTTGGTCGTCAACAAGAAAAAGATGGCACCGAGATTGTGGGTTACAATTTTATTATTAATGTGGAGAAATCACGGTATGTTAAAGAGAAATCTAAAATACCTATCGCAGTATCTTTCGATGGCGGTATTCAAAAGTATTCTGGCCTTGTCGATATTGCAATTGAAGGTGGATTTGTATCTAAGCCAAGTCCTGGCTGGTATGCAAAGGTCGATAAGGAAACTGGTGAGATTGGCGACAAAGTAAGGTTTGATGCTACACAGACAGATGAGTTTTGGGCGCCATTACTTAAATCAAACCCGTTTAAAGAATTCGTAAATCAAAAATATGGAATTGCTTATGGAAACATTATGGGAGAAACTCCTGTTTTGGAAGAAGAAGCCGAAGATGCTTAAAGAAGGTATTGATTTTGAATTTGTAGAATTCAAAGAATCAGATTTGACTGGTATTGGACTCCTTTTGCCTGAGTATAAAGGAGTCCTTTATCATTATCACCGAGCAAAGGTGGTTGAAGAGGGTGAACTAGCAAGGCTGCAATTCGGTTATACTATTGTTAATTCAGGTGAACATGACATAGATGACTTGACAAAAGATGAAAAATTGCATACCATTATGGGTGAAATACTTACAGAATTAATAACATCGAAGCGATATAATGAACAGACTAGAACAGACGATTCTCAAGAATCTGATTTACAATGAAGATTACACAAGAAAAGTATTACCATTTCTCCGAGCCGAATACTTCACAGATAACACCGAAAAGGTAGTTTTCAAAGAAGTATTCGACTTCATCAATCACTACAAGAATCCTCCGACACACGAGGCTCTTGTAATCAATTTTACAGAAAAGAAAAATCTTACTGAACCACAGGTTCGTGAAGCAATTGAGTTGGTCAAAGAACTTGATTTGGCTAAAAGTGAACCTACTGAAACACAATGGTTGATTGAGCAAACAGAAAAGTTTTGCCAAGATAAAGCCATCTACAATGCCATCATGGAATCTGTGGCGATTCTTGATGATAAAGGCCATAAAAAAACTAAGGGTGAAATACCACAATTACTAAGTGATGCTCTTGGTGTTTCATTCGACAATAATGTTGGTCACGATTATATCCAAGATTATGATGCTCGTTATGATTCTTATCATAAAGTTGAATCTCGTGTTCGTTTTGACCTAGACCTTTTCAATAAGATTACAAAAGGCGGTTTACCAATTAAGACCTTGAATATTGCTCTGGCAGGCACAGGCGTTGGTAAATCGTTATTCATGTGCCATGTGGCAGGCGGTGCTTTATCACAAGGTCATAATGTTTTGTATATCACTATGGAAATGGCAGAAGAAAAGATTGCTGAGCGTATTGATGCTAATTTGCTAAATATTGATTTGAATGAACTTCACACTTTACCTAAAACTGATTATGAAAGAAAGTTTGAAGTATTCAAAAACAAAACACACGGCAAATTAATTATCAAAGAATATCCAACAGCATCAGCAAGTGCATTACATTTCCGTGCTTTGTTGAATGATTTGGCTTTAAAGAAGAATTTCAGACCAGATATTATCTTTATTGATTACTTGAATATTTGTTGCTCTGCAAGAATTAAACCTGGCGCCAATGTGAATAGTTATTCATACATCAAATCTATTGCTGAAGAATTGAGAGGCTTGGCTGTTGAAGCTGGTGTTCCAATTGTAAGTGCAACACAAACGACAAGAAGTGGTTATTCAAGTTCCGACCCTGGCCTTGAAGATACTTCAGAATCATTTGGCTTGCCAGCAACTGCCGACTTTATGTTTGCTCTTGTAAGTAATGAAGAACTTGAAGCATTGAATCAGATTATGGTCAAACAGTTGAAGAATCGTTATGGCGACCCTAATGATTACAAACGATTTGTTCTTGGCATCGACCGTGCTAAGATGAGGTTGTATGATGCCGAACCATCGGCACAAAACTTGGCTGATTCTGGCCAAGAAGACGACAAACCAGTAAACACATTTGGCAACCGTGAAAGTAAATTTAAAACTAAAAGTTTTGAGGGGTTAAAAGTATGAGTGATAAAAAAGTAATTGGTTTAGTAACACAGGAACAAAAACAAGCTGAAAACTATCAAAAAGATTTATTGGAAATTGTTGATAGTTTCCGAGATATGGTAAAATCTGGCCAGATTACGGAGTTTGTAATTTCATCCTTGGATGTAGATAATGAAGTCATTATTACAACCTGCGCTAAAGATTTTTATTGTGCGGTTGGACTTTATGAATTAGGCAAGCATGCCTTAATGTCACAACAAACTATGGATTTTGATTTCGAATGAGTTTAAACCGAGAGCAAGCGTTACATTGTGCCAAAGTGTTTGAAGACTACTTTGGTGATTTCAATCGCATTGATGAATATATGCGAGACCAAAAGTTAAACGCTTTGTCTGAAATGCCCTTTGCTTTGCCTGGCATGGGACCAGAAGAAGACTTGTTCTCGGATTTCACCATGCATCCAAAAGATATGGATTTTGAGATTGTCGATTTGGATGCTGATAGATGGCAACAATACCTTGATATCATATCTTCTCATATTAATATCTCAAGTCCAGGCAGAAATGTCAGATTGGCCATCTTAGAGAAGAACACTCAGAAGTGGGTCGGATTCATACGGATTGGGTCTCCAACGATTATGATGAAGCCTCGTAATGAGTTACTAGGCTGTGTGATTACAAATGAAACGGAGACCACTAAATCGTTTAACAAAGCGGCAGGTATGGGTTTCGTTATTGTGCCTGCACAACCATTTGGTTTCAATTACCTTGGTGGCAAACTCTTGGCTGCTATTTGTTGTTCACACGAAGTCCGTGAAAGACTTAATAAAAAGTATGATATGAATACTTGCCTTTTTGAAACAACCAGTTTGTATGGTTCAACAAAGGCGGTATCACAATATGATGGCATGAAACCTTATCTAAGGTTTGGTGGTGTGACCGAGTCTGATTTTCTACCAATGATGCATGGTAAACCATATGATAATATCAAAGAATATGTTGAGACAATCCATGGTGGTCCTATCGTGCCAGAAGACGCTTCAAGTCGTAAATTGAAGATTAGTAATACCATCATTTCCATGACCAAAGCAGCATTAAAGAATCATAAAGAAGATTATGATAGGTTTATGCTTACCATCGACAAGGCAAAGGCCTTAACTGAGAAGAAAAGATACTACTATTGCAACTATGGTATCAAAAACTTCAAGGATGTGGTTCTAGGTAAAACCGACAAGTTTATCAAAGATGAGAACTATGATAAACACAATCTATCCAACATCATTGAGTGGTGGAAAAACAAGGCCACCAATCGATTCGAAAATCTAAAAACAGAAAACCGCCTCAGGACTGAAATAGAAGTCTGGACAGGTGAAAAAGAGATTGACATTATCAGGTAATTGTGTTAGCATAAATACTCCACTAACTTATGGAGTATTAGATGGCCGGTAATGCGATAGAAACAGCCAAACAGGAAAACGGGTCTAGGGTTTACTTTGAACTCTACATTGAGAAGGGTAAAAGGCCCGATAAACACTTTGCAGAATTGGCTATGGCCGTTAAAAAAGTGTATAAAGATGTGAATACTGAATGGCTTGAATCATACAGAAAACAAGCCGAAGCCTTAAAAGATTATATTGGTAACAGTAAAGGTTACGAATACTCCCGTGACGATGGTTTTATGCCATTCATTGAAGATATTGCTAAAAAGAAATGTGGTGTTTCCATTAAAGACCGCTGGGACCCAGCAGACATTTACATGGTCAAAAAGGCCAAAAGAAAAGCAATAGAAGCAAAGATTAAAGATATAACCAAAGGTCCTGATAAAGAGTCCAATTTATTGGCCTTAAATGATTACATGAGACTTTGTATGGCTAACTTAGATATGTTACCTGTATCTTTGAAGGCTATTAAAAAATCAACTCAAAAGGCCAAAGCTGAAACTGCTAATGCTGGTGGCAAAGGCAAAAAGTTGGATTTTAAAGTTGTTCCTGGTTCAGTAAAAGTTTTATTAGATTTTGGTCACAAAAATGCTAATGAGTTTGACACAGGTGAATTTGCTTTTGACTTTACTGTTGGTGAAGAAGAAATTCACGGTCAGGCTCGTAACTTTCAATATTCACAACCAAGAAATTTGGTGCAAACAGATTTAACACCAAAAGGCCGTTCAGGTGGTGCAAAACTTGGTAAAGTATCTTCTGAAGCATTAGATACATTTTTAAAGAAAGTTAATTTACCAAGACCAGCATCAGCAAGTAAAGACCCAAACATTGACCCTGTGGGTAAATGGACAGATGCTAATATTAAATATTGGGTTGAGTATATTGAAAAACTTGCTAAACTAAAAGTTGCTGGTAGATTCATCGACCTAGGTGAATTGAAAGTTAAAATGGGAAATAAAGAAACAAAAGGTGCCTCTGAAGTTATTCGTAATGCAATATTATCAGAAGATAAAACAAGAAGTTCAGCCGGTCGTTTCTCATCAAAGTTAATTGGTCTCCGTTGGGCGCTAACATGGCATCTGATTGAGAAAAAAGGAATGATGGATGATTGGTTAAGAACTTTATATTATGGTGCAAAAAAAGAATTTGGTGGTAAAAACGGTCCATTTTTAAAGATATATTAAAATGAAATTTACAGAATACTTAGAAGAATCAAAAGAAAATAAGAATGTTCATTTAGAACATATTGAAGACGAGGTATTGAATCGTGGTGTTAATGGTGCTCGTGATGCCATTAATTTTCTTCGTTCACTCAGAGATATGTTAGCAGGACATTCAGAAAACAAAGTCAATGTAACGACAAAATGGGATGGTGCACCTGCCGTTTTTTGTGGTGTTAATCCTGACAATGGTAAATTCTTTGTTGGCACAAAAGGTGTGTTTAACAAAAGTGCTAAGTTAAATTATACAGATGCTGATATCGATGCAAATCACCCAGCTGAAGGTCTGAATAAAAAACTTAAAGTTGCATTAAGATATTTACCAAAACTTGGCATCAAAGGTGTCTTACAAGGTGATATGATGTTCACTAAAGGCGATTTAAAACCACACAATATTGATGGTGTGGAATATATCACCTTTCAACCAAATACCATTGTGTATGCAGTTCCTACCGATTCAAAGTTAGCACAAATGATGATGGCTGCACAATTGGGTATCGTGTTTCATACTTCATATACAGGCAAAACATTTGATGATATGAAGGCATCATTTAATATTGATATTAAAAACTTGACAACAACCAAAGATATTTGGTTCCGTGATGCTTACTTTGTTGACGCTTCAGGTACAGCTACATTCACAGAACAAGAAACAAAAGACATTACACACATTCTATCAGACATTGGCAACTTATTCAGAACCATCAATCCTGTTGTGCTAAATAGAATATCAGCAAGTGAAACTATATTAACACAAATCAAAGCATTCAATAATTCTAAAGTCAGAGCTGGTGA